GTCGATGATCCAGAGATTCGAAAGAACATCGCTCGCGATCTCGGCTGCACCGCAAAGGAGAAATATGAATGACAGCGCACATTTCATCTTGTGTAATCTCTGGTGAGATCAATGCAGTTCTCAAGAACTCCCTGACAGACCTGACCGAAACGCAGGTTAACATCGGAGAGTCGCAGAAGCTGACCATCACGGACGGCACAACGTCGGGCAAGGCTAACCGTGGTTTCAAATCCGCAGGTCGTCTCCTAACTTCCGGTAGCAGTGAGGTCATCGATCTTTATGACCTCGCAGCGTTAGACATCGGAGCGGGACCAGGTCAAGACCCACTTGGACTTAACGTTCAAAACGCTGAACTTGTGGGTCTTCTAATCGTTAATGTCGGGGACGGAACGAACACTGGTAATCTGATCGTTGGCGGTGAAGGTTCGACAGCTGCCTGGAGTGATTTCATTCAGTCAGACACGGTTGGTCTCCGCATTCCTCCGAAAGGGTTCTTGGTCATTGGTTGTCCCAGCGACCCGGCTTGGACGATCACGGACGTCACCAATCACCTTCTGAAGTTCGCAGCTTCAGGCGGCAACGTCAAGTACAACGTGCACTGGATCGCGCGAGATGCGTAGATACCGCCAAGAAATCGGGATCGAAGAGTATCGCCGGATGGTGGCCAGTCGCTTCAGTAGTTGGCTTCCGTCCGAAGCGGACGATCTCGATTTGTTGGGTTGGGGTCGACGGTTTCTGCCTCACTACTACACTCGCCCACCTTCTCGCATGCACCGCTGGTTCAATCGAGCGGAAAAGCGGCTCGATCGTCGCGGGCAACGCATCGTGATGGTTGGTCCTCGCTCCGGAGCAAAGTCCGTCGTAGGCAATCTAACGGTCGCCCTCAAACGCAGTTGTTCTGGGCGGGAGTCTTTCATCCTCATTTGCTCGGACACGGTGACGCAAGCCATAGACCACATTCGCTCCATCAAGGAGGAGTTGGAGTCGAATGCCGCTCTTGAACACGCCTACCCTGAAGCATGTGGCGTCGGACCGATTTGGCAAGACAAGCTGATCCAAATGCGAAACGGTACCGTCATCCGAGCCGTTGGCACTCTCTCCAGGATTCGCGGTTTCCGTCGCTTGCAGAACCGACCTTCTCTCATTATCGTAGACGACCCGGAGAACGACGAGCATATTACTTCCGCACGAATGCGTCAACGAGTTCGCACCTGGTTCAATCGAACTTTGTTGCCGATGGGAGACAAGCGGACCAACATTCTCGCGATGGGTACGAGTATCCATCGAGACTGCCTCGTCATGTCCCTTCTTCGAACTGCGGGATGGTATTCGACGCGAGATACCGCAAAGCGACCTGCGGCTTTCAAATCGATCATCGACTGGCCAGTCCACATGGATCTATGGGACCGGTGGGAACGGCTTTATCAAAACGTGGACAACCCGCATGCAGAGAAGGAGGCTTTGCAATTCTACCGCGAGCATCGGGAAGCGATGCGCGAAGGGGTCAAGCTTCTCTGGCCGGGTCGCGAAGGTCTCTACTATCTCATGCGGATTCGAGCTGAGATGGGGCATCAAGCCTTCGAGGCTGAAAAGCAGTCTAATCCCCTCAATCCCGAGACTTGTGAATGGCCAGAGGAGTACTTTGAAGGTGCCGATCTTTGGTTCGACAAGTGGCCCGACGTTTCAGAACATGCTTGTCGGGTTGTTGCTCTCGACCCGTCGAAAGGGAAGAATGCTAACCACGGTGACTATTCGTCGTTTGCTAAGGTCTGTGTAGATTACCGTGGTGTCTTCTACGTAGACGTGGACATGGAGCGACGTCCGACTGACAAGATCTGCCGCGATGCAGTACCGATCATTCAAAAGTTCCGGCCTCACAAGTTTGGTATTGAAGTCAACCAATTTCAAGAACTGCTCGCAGAAGACCTTAGTGAAGTCTTCCGCGAGAACGGCATCGAAGTCGATATCGAACCGATCGACAACCGAGTCAAGAAGACCGTTCGAATTCGGCGGCTTTCGCCACTGCTCCATCAACGTCGCATACGATTTCGTGCAGGTTCTTCAGGTGCGATTCGTTGCGTCGAGCAATTGCGAGACTTTCCAAATGGCGATCACGACGACGGTCCTGATTCTTTGGAGATGGCCTGTCGCCTGGCCGCTGACATGATTGGTGAACCACTGAAGCTGATAGACGGTATCGGCGACCAAATCAAGGTGGACTATGCTTAAGCTGCGCAAGAAGAACGTCAGAGAATCTCTGGCCTCACTTGAAGAGAAGGTCTACCGACGATCCCTGGAGTTGGAGCAGAAACTACTCGAGTCCCAGTGGTCTTGGCTTGACAACCTTGTGGACGTGCGAGCCGCCTACATCGACGAGCAAACGGGTGAACCGTGGGGAGTGCTCGGTCGCAACAACGGCAGTTCGTTGGCAGGTTTACCCCAGGAAAACTCAGAACCCTGGCTGACGCCTGAAGAGCACAAGTTCATCCGCTGGCGGAGTCGGGCATTGTCCCGCAACCCATACGCTCAAGGCTTCCTGACGAACATGCGAAGCTACGTTGTCGGTACAGGTCATATCTATAACGTTCAGATCAAGTCAGGCTACAACGAAAAGCTTTGCAAGCCTTACAAGCTAAAGCTTCAGAACTTCATTGACGTTCTGCTGAAGAAGAACAAGTGGAAACGACGCCAGCGCGAGATCATCTGGCGTCTGCACCGCGACGGCGAAGTTTTCATTCGAATCTTCCCGCAAGACGACGGCTACGCCCTCTTCCGCTTCGTTGAGCCGTGGCAAGTTGAAACGCCACCTGAATGGTTGACCGACGCGTCAGCAAGCTACGGTATCAAGACCGATCCCGAGGATGTCGAAACGGTCGAGATGTATTTCATTTCAGGTGAAGAAGTAGACGCCCATGAGGTCCAGCATCGTAAGGCGAACGTGGACTGCACAGTCAAACGTGGCCTTTCCTCACTGTACTGCGTGGCGACGAATCTTAATCGCGGTAGCCAACTCTTGCAGAACATGTCCACGTTGCTCCAAACGCGAGCAGCGATCGCCATGATTCGCAAACACAAGAAGACCAGCGGAGCTGTACGTTCGTTCGCAAGCAACGCCATTAACAACCCCATTCAGTATACCAATCCGATTACGAAGGAGAACATTCGCGGCAAGCCTCTACGTCCGGGTTCCGTCATTGATACGACGGATCAAACGGACTATGAGTTTCCGTCTCTTAACTCCAACGTCAGCGACGGTACGAACGTTCTGCAAGCAGAGTTACGGGCGATTGCGTCAAGCAAGGCCATGGCCGAATACATGGTTGGTTCTGACGCGAGCAACTCGAACTACAGCAACACAATGGTTGCCGAGTCACCTGCTGTGAAGTTCTTCGAAGGTGAGCAAGACGAAATGGTCGAACAAGACCTGGAGTTGATCTGGGCTGCAGTGGACTATGCAATTGACGCAGGCATCTTGCCAGCAGACTGTAAGACCTGCTGCGAAATTGACGTGGGCACACCGAAATTAGTTCAACGCGACCCGGTCGCGCAAGCACAGGCAGACAGCATTTACATTGACAAGCGAGTCAAGTCACCGCAAACCTGCCGCAGCGAACTCAGCCTTGACTCTGCCCAGGAAGACAAGAACTGGAGGGAGTTCGACGATACCCACCTTGAAGGCGGAACGTTGCCGATGGACCCCCAATCCCCAGATTACAATGGAGGAGGAAGCCGCCTCCCAGCAGCTGAAGACGTCGTTGCTGCTCAGCACCCTGAGGCAGCCCTACTCAACATGGCTGGCGGTATTAGCGGTTACCTGGAGATCATGCAGTCATTGCAAGCGGGTGTCATCCACCGTGAGCAGGCAATCAATGCGGTCATGACGTTCTTCAAGCTAAGTCGCACAGCCGCAGAAGCAATGGTCGGGAGCGCGTGATGCAGTTGCTTGAGGATAAAGCCCAGAACGTTGCTCTCCAGCAGAAGCTGGAACGAGCTGCTATCGTCTCGGCACAAGATGCCGACGACGCTGCGTTCGCATGCCGAGCAATCGTCGTCAAGTACTGGCGAATCATCCTCAAGACAATCGCAGTTGGCGGTTCTGCCGCTAGCATCCTGGCGAAAGTTAAGGATGCAGTGCGCGCAGCGACGAGAGAGTTGCTCGCCCACATGAACAGCAGCTTCCAGCGCCTTGCCGACCGTTCCTACGAACTCGTCGACCGAGCCATGTTCGAGATGATCCCCGACAAGCTGGCTCGCTTGGTCGAGGATGCCGCTGACGACTATCTCCAGGAATACCACGATCCGATCGAGGACTGGCCTGCCAATCGCCGCATTCTGCCGCTGCCGCCTGACCCGCCACCGGCTCGACGAATACACTACACTGGACAGCGCGAGCGACGAGCGACAATGAAGAATGCCAAGGAAATCATTAAGAGCGGCGACTATGCCAAGCGAATGGAGAAGTGGTCCAAGCAAATCACGAACAGTTCCGCAGTTGCCAATGCTATCGCCAAGGGGGTAGCTGCAGAGAAAGATCTTAAGGACATTGCGAAAGAAATTGAACCTTATGTCCGCAATCTCTCCAGTTCGGCGATGCGCATTGTTCGTACTGAAGCCGCAAGAATTCACAACGAGATTGCAGAACAAAACTTCGCTCAATACGATACCCTTATCGCTGGTTATCGAGTTATCAACCCTCTTGATGAGCGGACTCGCCCTGAGCACCGTAAGCGTGCGTCTGAGAAGAATGCCAACGGTTTGATAGGCCGTATCTACTGGAAACCGGAGTACGCTCCAAAGGGAGCTAAGTGGTTTGCTGCCGATCGTCCGTCACTTCCCGATGCACCGAATTGCCGCTGTGGATACGTTCCGGTCATGATCGATCCGGAAAATGACGATGTGCGATTTGGCAAACCGCCGAAGGGAATCCGTGACAAGGTGGTTGACATTGAGCACGACGTTAGCGTGGAAGAGCTAGAGCGATATCGCGAGCAAGAGCGAAAGGCGACGGGTCAGGCAAAGAAAGCCCGAGCCGGTATTCGCAACGCTTCACCGGAGATCAATGCTAAACTGATCGGTACGCGGGAGTGGGTTGCGGCTCAGCGGCCAGCGACGAAGCCGGAAGCTATTAAGAAACTGTACGAGCTACCGACTGGCACAACCCGTACGAAACGAAAACTCTTTCACGAAATGATCGAGGTTGAACCGCCGAAGCCGGTCCCACTGAAGCCGACCCCCTCCCAGACCCGAGCAGCGAAGACCGAAGACGTCCGAATCTCGGACCTTATTTACACCCAGGATGAACTACCACTTAACGAACTGAAAGCGTTGATTTCAAAAGGACCGCCAGACCTAGCGAGTGATCTTTTCAACGCTAGCGACAAACGACCCGTTGTAGTCCGCTACCGAGGAAAGCTTTACCTTGTCTTAGGACACAACCGCGTAGTGTGGGCGGAGATATACCGAATACGCGTCATACCAGCGAAGGTCATTGACCTGGATCGCAAGGGGAAGACTTAAGCGAAAGACCTTTAGGGGAATTTGACGTTCACCCTTAAATTCGTACAAGACTGGAGACAGGATATGGTAGCCCTTCTTAACTCCATCAAGGCTCTTCGGCGCAAGCGAACCAAAGAGCTGATCGAGGACGTTGCGTGTTTCTCCTCAGGATATGAATGGGATCCGAAAGACAAGGCTGCTGGCATTGTTCGAGGCGTTAAGATCCTCGGTTACGAGAGCTGCCACGGATACGGTTATACCGCAGAAGCGATGAAGAATGCCGCAAGCCTTTATGAAGGTCGAGCAATCAACATCGATCATCCCGAACGTAAGAACCTGGGAGCGAGTCGTAGTTATCGCGATCGCTTCGGTAAACTTCACAACGTTCGCTATGTCGAAGGCAAAGGCCTGTTCGGCGACCTGCACTACAACAAGAAGCACCCAATCGCTGAGCAATTCGAATACGACGTAGAACACGACCCTAGCAACCTAGGGTTGAGCCACAATGCCAGCGGCATTGCTTCCGCCGACGGGAAGTTTGTGGAGAGCATCACCAGTGTTCGCTCGGTGGATCTGGTTGCGGATCCCGCCACAAACGTTTCACTCTTTGAGAGTAAAGGAGAACGACGAATGGCACTGAAGCTGCAGAAGAAATCCGGGAAGACCAAGTCGAAGCAGCAAATCATGGCTGAATTCATGGAGAACCTTAGCGAGCACGAAGATCTTGCGGAACTCCTGGAAGCAGCGGCAGTTGCTCCTTCCGACGACGAAAGTCCAGCAGTGGAAACTCCGCTTCAAGCTACCGCGAAGATGGCTGCGGCCATTTTCATGGACGAGTCCATGGACGTGGCAACGAAGCGAGCAAAGATCATGAAGCTTCTGGACCTTATCGACGAAACAAATCCGACGGCTGGTGCCGACGGTCAAAGTGGTGATGCGGGAGCTGAAGGAGAAACGCCTGTGAAGGAAAGCAAAGGCGAGAAACCGAGGGGTAAATTCGGCAAACCAACGGGCAACAAGGAGCTGGTTGAAGACACTGATGACATCATCAAGCGACTCGCCCGACTCGAACGGAAGGAAGAGATTCGAAGCCTCTGCGAGAGCAAGAAGTTTCAACCCTCGCCCGTCCAACTCAAATCTTTGATGTCGCTCGAAGACGACAGCGAAGTCGAAGAGCTAATCGAGAGTTGGGCTGGTCAGTCCAACGATTCGTCAGGTGGCTTGGGACCGAAAGGTTCCGTTAAGCCGAAATCGAAACCCGCGAGCGGCAACAACAAGTTTCTGCTCGAAGGCAGCAAGGCGATTACCGACGACGAGTTGAAGAGCCTGCTGGTTTAACGGCTACGTTTCGGTCGTTCATTCCATCCGAAAATCAAAGGAGAAAGAACATGGCAGACCGTGCTCAAAGCTGGCACTACGAAGATCCGAACCCGGTCATCACGAAACCGATTCAGTCGGCGGTAGTGATCGAGGTCGGTGACCTGGTCGAACAGATTTCAGCGGGTAACGTGACACCCGCTTCGGCTCACACTTGGAACACCGACCTTGCCACGACGCAGAACGAGTTTCAAGACAAGTTCTTGGGCGTCGCTCAAGAGCGGAGCCGCAACGGCGATACTGCTCCAATTCGTGTCAACACCAGCGGTGTGCACGAATTCGACTGTGCCGCCAGTACGTGGAACCTTGGCGACCTTGTCGGTCCCGCCAAGCAGACGGGCAACGCTCTCGAAAATCAGAAAGTTGCCGCAGTGGCTTCTGAAGCTTTGGCCATCGGTCGCGTGGCGAAGTACTACGGCTCGAACACCACCAAGGTTCTTGTTCGTATCTTCTCTACGATCATGGAAGGTGGTCCGCAAGCCAAGATCTAGTCCCCTGTTCGCGGGTTACAAACCGCAGTTGTTCGATTCCATTCAACCCAAAGAAAGTATGGAGAATCAGAATGTTAAATACGCGAAAACTCATGCAGCTTGTCGAGGCCAAAGGAGCCGATGCGGCTGCGATTCATCTCCAGGAAGGCCTGCAACGCAACATCTACAAGCCTTCCGATTTCTCGCTGCGTGACCTGGCAGAAGCCTTGGTTACCGATCGGGACGGCAACGTCATCGGTCGCGAGTGGGTCCGTGCGCTCGGACCGCAGAAAAGCGGTGGCCTCACGTTGTTGGAGTCGCAAGCAGTAGGCGTCGACCTGTCTCGCTTCTCCAACATCACCGGTCAGATCTTCTACAACCGGGTGTTGGAAGGCTACAAGCAGGAAGCCTTCGCACTGACATCGCTCATTGGCGAGCGGCAGTCTGACCTGAGCGGCGAACGGATTCCTGGCGTTACCGGATTTACCGATACTCTTGACGACGACATTGCGGAAGGCATGCCTTATCCGCAGATCGGCTTCAACGAGGATTACATCGACACTCCGGCGACGACCAAGAAAGGTCGTATCATCGGTGTCAACAAAGAGACGATCTTCTTCGACCGGACGCAGCAGGTCCTGAAGCAAGCTGGCCAACTCGGTGAACTCCTAGCTCGCCGAAAGGAGAAGATGATCGCCGACTGCATCGCCGGTATCGTCAACAACTACAAGTGGCGTGGCACCAGCTACAACACTTACCAGACGACTTCACCCTGGATCAACGTTAAGACAGGCGTGGATTCGTCGAATACTTCGTTCGACTGGACCGCGATTGACGCTGCTGAGCAGCTTTTCGCCAACATGCTCGAACCCAACACCAACGAGCCGATTGTGATTGACGTCAACACGATCGTCCACACACCGGCTCGTCGGCACATCATGCGTCGGGTACTTCGGGCGACGACCGTGCAGCAACGCACGAATAACCAGAACCAGGTCAGCGAGGGTCCGAACACGCTCGATCCTTACAACCTTGTCGAGTCGAAGTTCCTCTACCAGCGCTTGCTGGCGAATGGCGTCTCTCCCGCCAATGCCGCAAACTACTGGTTCATGGGTGACTTCAAGAGGGCTTTCGAGTGGGTCAGCAACTGGCCGATTACGGTCGTCCAGGCTCCCTCTAACAGCGAGCCTGAATTCACCCAGGACATTGTCCTGCGTTGGAAGGCGAGCGAGCGTGGCGTGTGCGCGGTCATCGATCCGCGCTACGTCGTCATGGTTAAGAACGTTTAATCGCGTTTGCGACGAGTGAGTACTGTGCTCTACGGTCTTCGGTCTTCAGACCGTGGGGCTTTCCTGGCACTAGGTTCACGTGGAGGATGAGTATGGTAGTCAAGTTTCGTAAACCCCAGGGTCGCGCAGGTATTGTCACGAAGGACGAAGGTCCGGTCGATCCGACGCGACCGATGCTGGCTCGTGAGCGGTTCGGCGATGCTTGTATCCTGGTCGAATTGCCAGGCGCACCCATGGCTGTCGTGCCAGCCGATTCCGCTTCTCAGGCATGGTTGAAGTACTGCCGCTTGCTCGGCATTCGCGCCACCGACCATACGCCCAAGTTCAAGCCAGGCGCAAACTACTTGGTCAACCCTGCTGGAATCGTCGTCGATCAGAACAATTTCCAGCAATTCGCGGAACTCAAGAAACCCGCTTCGAAGGCAGGGGAATGGGAGCTTGACGACGATGGTTTCGACGGTGACGTTGGAGAAAAGGAGATCGAATGAGTACGGTTCGTGACTCCCTGATCGCAGCCCGTGACAATCTCGCAGCCCAGCTTGAAGCGATAACGAGATCTCCGAAGCCGACGTATTCAGACAATGGTCAGAGTTACTCCTGGAAAGAGTACCAGGAGTTCCTGATCGAGCGAATTCGGCAGCTGAAGATCGATATCGACAACGAGCAAGACGGTGACGATATCGTCGAAGAGATCTCCCAGTACTATCCGTAAGAACGACGTCATGCGAGCTGACATCCAAGACGACCTGAAATATGCCGACAATCTTGAGTCGGGCATTTTCTGGTTCGCTGGTTCCGGT